CCACACCTGTTTGTTCTTTTATAGGATTTGAAAAACTTGTTATCAAAGCCATCAACATTTCTTCTTCAGAACTATTTTCTGGTGCAGACATTACAAATTCTGTAGTTTCTGGATGTAAGCTCAACTTCTTGTAAATCGCACGAAGAATTTTTACTCTTATATCCAAATTTTTGCATAAATTACAATCTTTATGGTATTTTTCATCTATGTAGATTGCAGGGTTTGTTGTTGCGAATGGAGCATCAACGTCGAAAACTATAGATGACGCGGAAGTGAAGTTTACGGTTTTAGGAAGGTTATCTATAACACCATATGATACGTCTAAATCCACCGTTCCGTAGTATAATCTTTCTAATTTAGAACTGTTCGTAAAAGTACGTGTATTACTTTGAGAATATTTTCCAAAAATTGCTGTAGAAATGGATCTCAACAAACATCCTAAGAATCCAGATGGTTGTGGGTAATTGCAAATAGGACAAGTGTTATACTCAGTAAAACCAGGGACATTTACAGAAGGGAATCCTACATTTAACATTCCTTTTTCTAAAATAACATCAAGTCTATCTTTTTTAGGATTTTGTGATGAAGATGGAGGACATGGCGGTGGCAATGAAGATGGAGGACATTGTGATGATTGAGGACACGTGTAATTTAAATGTATATGCGCTTTGTTATTTTCACAGCATTCCGAGTTTCGATAAATTTGTTTGAATGTAGAACATTCATAGTCAACAGATATGTCATTACATAGAACACAAGAAACTGATATAATGATCAATTTAGTATTTATCATTTTATTTGTGATTAAATAATATTTTTTTTATGATTAAAAATATTTTTTTTTTAGATATATAAGGTTTTATTTTAGATTGTAAAAACTGCTTTATACTTTTTTTTATATTAAGAAAAAATGGATTGTGCAATATGTCTTGAACCTTTGATAAACTCAAATAGTTGCAATTTACCAGGTTGTAATCATTCATTTCACGTTTCCTGTATACTAAGTAACGCACAATATGATACAAAATGCCCAATGTGTAGAGAAAGAATACCAAATATTCATGAAAAAAAAAAAGAAAGTGTCTCTGACCCTACAGAAAGTTCACTTGAAACATTGTATGATGAATACCAAAGAAAACGAAGGAGGTACTTAACTAAAAGAAGAAAAACAATAAAAGAAAATAATAAAATAAAAATACTTGAAACAAAAGTTAAAGAAAGCAATAAAATAATGAAAAATCTTGAAAAAAATTTGGACAAGATATGGAATGAAAAAACAAAAGTGTTATGGTCTGAAGATAAAGAAATAACAGAAATTAAAAAAAACTTGATGAAACATCGTAAAAAAAATAACAGGTTAAATAATTTGTTGACAGAAAAACTAGAAGATAAAATTGGTCCCGTACCCGAGTTTGAACATGGATATATTCTTCAATTTATGAATTAGATTTTAGACGATATATTTTTTTTAAACAAATGAAATGAAGATTCGATTTGTCATTTGTCCAAATATACCAGAGAACATAAAAGGGAAATGTTTTCAGAAAAATTGTATTATGAAAAACAAAAGTCATGATTGGAGATCAATCGCATCTGAAGAGTATGCATTTGAGTATATTGGAATTAAAAAAATACTTTATGAAGAAGATGATCTTATCACAAAATATGCGTGTAAAGGTATAAAAATACCAGAATGCATCGCGGTAGATCCATCTAACTCTAGTAATATAATTAGTGTGGAAGTAAAAAGAATATGTGGTAATAACTTACCGAAAGATTATCAGGGACAAGACAGAAGACTTTTAAGAGATAGAGGTGATAAAATAATGTGGCCATGGGGTAAAACGATTCATGATTCTCTATTAAAAGCACATCCACTTATTGTACAAGAACTAAATGTGAATACTCATCACAGTGTTTTTGTAGTTCCAAAAAGTCTTAGCAAAAAAACATTAAAACGATTATGTAATCATGTTTACAATAATGTATGTGAAAAGTACTATCATATTCCTAAATGTAATACGGTAGTCCATGTGATTCAAGGTGATGATTCTATGTTTGATAGATTATGATTATTATTATATTTAATGAAATTTGTAATATTAAGTATAATAAAAAATAACGATAGTATTATTTAAAAATTATGAACCTTGCACAAAACGAATATAGTCGCACGTATATAGTAGCTTCCGTATTTTATTTCCTGCACTAATATAAAACTTGTCAAACTTTACCATTTGATTTCCAAACAATGTCATTTTCACTTTTTTTGTAATCGTTTTTTCTTTATGATTAAAGCTGATGAAAGTGCCATCTTTTTGATTCTTTACTTTCTTGACAGAAATAGACATATATGAAGGGAGAGTGTAACCACTCATTGTATGAATCGAGTATGTTTTATCTTTTTCAAAGCATTTTCTATTTTCGACACCATCAACTGTAATCCACGCATAGTTGTTCTTGATAAACGGCAAAAGTAGTTCTTTCAAAATATGTCCAAATGGGTGACGATCAAGGACCATAAAAAAAGTAAAGAGAGACGCGTTTTGAGAACGGCTGACAAGAAAGGGCATTGTCGTTGCTGCGTGGCGGAAGTTGAGCGTTTCAGACTCAATTTGTTTTTTCGACACTCTGCGTAGGTGTTTGATCCAACATTGTTATTAAAAAAATATTTTACATACAGCAGTCACACTCATTCAAATACTGTACTATGAATAAGTATCTGAGTACTTTGAGCGATCATTTTGAAATTTATGTAAAACTTTACTATATTTTTTGGTATTACAGTGTTAAAATACGACGATGACAACTTGTAAAGTAAAATATTGTAGATTCCCGAGTACACATTTAACATGTGCACATAGATGTGGCCTTTGCAACCAATTAGGTCATGGACGTTTGGAATGTGGTAATCCTGATAAAATAAGAAAATTAAAGAGTATATATATAGTTCTGGACCACTACAACTGCACAGTTCCTGGGTGTCAACAACCATGGAGTCATTCCAAAGAAGCACATGTTTGTGATCGGTGTAACAACCGTGAAAACTGTAACTGTTATGTCCAACAAATAATTGAAAAAACATGCCCTACATGTAAAGAAACGAGCAATGTAAATACAAACTATCAACTCTTTACCGGATCTGAATGTGTTGTATGCCTACAGGCCACAAAAATGATTGTATTTGAAAAATGTCATCATGCAAATGTCTGTTTTGAATGTTTACTAAAACTGTAATAAATTATATTTTATATAAATAAATGATTGAATATCAAAATGTATATATAATTTTATGTATTCTCATAATATATTCATGTATAAAAATTAGTTTTTCTGGTTTTCTTGTATTAAACTTGATGACCTTACTATACTGTTTACATGAAGATCAGACTGTAATACTTCAAAACAACTCAACAATTGCATCTGCAAAAGCGTCTCAAGAAACAGATGATGAAAACAAATATGAAAAAGAGCTAAAAGTTACGGCGAACCCAAGAAAAAACAAAGAGTTGAACGTTTCTACACAAAATACTAAAAAAGGTGTTGTTAGTGAAACGAAAGCTGTAAAAGTTGATACAAAAAATGTAAAACCATCACCTTATCAACATTCTTATGAACAAAGAAAACGGTTGTTGGAAAGTATTTATATGGACTTGGAAACAAACAATAAATGGAAGTCTCAAGATCCCACTTGTAAACCTATCAGAAGCCAAAGTAACTATAAGCTTTGATTTTAATTTTTATAATATTTGAATTATGTATTAGTTTTAGTATGTAATAAATACAGTTAAAAAAAAACAATATGTGATAAAGTTATGAATGAAACGGCGAAACGAATACTAAATACATGTGTAGGGTTGATTGTAACTGCATTATTGGGTTTGTTTGTAAACTTGCTGACTCAATATTTGGACAAACCTATATTTAAAAATGAAAATGAAACAGAAATAAAGCAATGTATTATACAACCGAATGAGATAGATACTACACTCGATAGTGTTGGTGGACTTAGTGGTGTGAAAAAAGAATTGCAGAATTTAATGGTTCTTCCTTTGAGACATCCTGCATTTTTTAGAGAAAACGAATTAATAAAACCAATAAAAGGAATCTTATTTCATGGACCACCAGGTACTGGAAAAACACTACTTGCAAAAGCACTTGCTAAGGATGCAAACGTTCCTTTGCTTTCACTATCTGCGTCTTCACTTGAAAGTAAATGGTTCGGCGAGAGCAACAAATTAATATCGAGTGCTTTCAACGTAGCACGATCTATTCAGCCATGTATACTGTTTTTTGATGAAATCGATGGGATCGGAAAAACAAGGAGTGAATTTGACCAATCTTGTGTTTCAACTTTTAAAACAGAACTGCTTTCACAAATGGATGGTGTTAATAATAAAAAAACAGATTCATTTGTTATAATAGGATGCACCAATAACATAAAAAGTTTAGATTGTGCACTTCAGAGAAGATTTTCAAACCAGTATGAAATAAAGTTACCCAATCATTTAGAGAGAAAAGACATTCTTTCAATTCTGACTCAAAATGAACATATATCCGATAATGATTTGCACAAAGTTTCTATACATACTAAAAACTATAGTGGGTCCGATTTGGATGCTCTTTATAATAAAGTTTCAAACAAACGTTTACAAAAAGAGTTTGAGAATGAAGATTTTATATCATCTATTAAAATGAATAAAAAAATAAATTATAAACTTTCTAAAATAACTTGGGACATGTGGAAGGAAGAAATTGGGATTCAAGACGATGACGAAGAAGCGCCTCCTTAATTCCAGGGTATAGATTGGTCGTTTTCTGTCAATTTATCTCTTAAGAAAAAAACAAATGAAGTGAGTAATAATTCTCTTTGTATATATTTTATTTCTTCTTTGACAAATTCTGTATACTTTTTATGGGGACCGTTGTGAATGAAATGAGCTCCGTAAAAATGTTTTTTTGAAGGCATCAATAACAAATTGGATGGGTTGTTTACTTTGAAGTCGAACATGCTTGAGTTCAAAGTAAAACAAGACTTTGGTATAACATGATGTATTTGTACGAGTCCTTTTAAACCATTATTATTTCTGAATTTCTTCAAAGACGTCATGGTCATTACAGGGAGCTTATCCATTTTTCTTTCAAAACATATTAAAAAAATACTGTAAACATTATTGAAAAAATAACAACAATATGTGTTTTGTACATTTTTAAAATACTGTTTTTTTTGTATTTAAAACACGAATACAATTATTTTAATAATTGTTTTTTTAATAATTGTTTTTTTAACATGGATGCTATGTGGCTATTCGGTCGCCATATATGTTCTATTGTTTTATGTTGTAGTTTACGTAGCTTTAAACGCATGGAAAGATATGCCTTTTTGTTAATTTTATTTATCAATTCATATTCCGATTCCGAAATATGTTTTCCTATGTTTTGTGTATGATACATTGTTTTCAAATGTTTTGTAACCCAATAATCATGTCGATCATTTTTCTTAGATATACATATCAGTGATAAAATACTGGATTTTTTTTTATCTTCTATTTTACTTTTATAAAGCTTATTGTAAACAGCGGCGTACGACATATTTTCCATCAGTCACTGATGGATCAACTTATTCTAGAATAGGCATTGGAATTCTGATTTGTGTATTTTATGAGATGCAAAAAAATAGTTTTTAAAATAAATATAATATGTTATCTTCGAGATACAGAAATGCCACTTACATTGTGTCTGGTATTTTAGACAAAGAATTAAAACATAAAAAATCATATCCTGGAAGAGGTGTCAATGTTCAAAGAGTAACGAGTGGTCCTGTTTCACTTAGTAAAGGCCAGGTACTGGTAAACTGTTCAAAGATTGGATGTTCCATAACTGACAAAAACGGGAAAACTTTTTTGGAAGATTCATTAGGTGAAGATCTTATAACTTTTGTAAAACAAGGAAATTTGAAAGAAAAATGGGAAGGTTTACTGGTAGAAATTGATGAATTAACTAAAAAGAAAGAAGAAAATGAAGAAGAATTGCGTCTCGCATCTCGTGTTCTCGAAGAAAGAGAAGAAAAAATAAGTGAACTTATTTTACAATCACAAACACTTGAAGAATCCTTGAGCGATTCCGCTGATGAAAACACAAGGTTGCAGGAACTTGTGGATGGTCTTAATGCTAGAAATGATGAAATTACTAGACAAAATGAGTACCTACAAGAACAATTAACTAAGAAAACACAAGAGCTTGAGGAGACCAGTCAACTGTACAAGCAAAGAATACAAAAAGATATGGAAAATTTAAAGTTGATATTACAGTCAATGCTTGAAATATACGAAAATGATCCTGAGTCTGTGAGCATAAAAGATCCCACTGGAGAGGATGACCCCGATGTTTACTTTACAGAAGTTTTCGGTAAACTCAAAGACTATTTAAACAAAAGAAAAACAGAAGCGACTAACGAAAATGATGAACTAAAAAGACTAAACCAAGAGGTCATGACTAGACTTGAACAATGTCAAGATAATTTAGAACAATTAGAACTCAAATTTGAATCCACAAAAGAACAACTTGAGACAGAAAACACCAGTCTTAATGAAGAACTATTTAGTGTAAGAAAAGAACATTCAGATGAAATTAACGAAATAAGATTGAAACATGAAAGTGAATTAGAAGGCTTAATAACGGAACAAACAAACGAGATGACACAACTAAAGGAAACATATACAACAGAAATCGATACTATAAATGAACAGCATTCTTACACATTGGAAGAAATGCAAGAAAGAAATAACGATTTAGAGGGTAAAATAGTTGAAGCCGAGAAAGTTATATCTCAAAACAAGTTACGCATAGAGACATTGGAACAATCAGAAATTGAGAATGAAAGTATTATAAAAAAGTGTGATGAAGATTTGGAAAAAAACATATTAAAAGTTACAAGTTTAGTAGAAGAACAACGAGAGTTTCAAGAAGAAATTGATAAGAATGAACGTGTTTTGGAAGATTTGAAGAAATGGTTGAAAGATTTAAAATCTAGTTACGGAATCAGGAACACAAAAGAAGACATGAAACTACTAGATGAGATTTTGAGACTTACAGACTCTAATAATATAAGTGAACTCTTAGATGCAATAAAAAATAATATTAAAGAATTAAAACAGTTGTCAGAAATAAAACAGCAAAACTTGGACGAAATAAATCGAAAAAATGAAGAAAACAAAATGTTAACTACTGAAATAGAAACACTAGAAAATGAAAAAGAAAGTTTGAGCAGTAAAAATAGAAAACTTAAAAGTTTATCTGATAGAATACTGAAAGACTTGCAAGATGCTGAATCAAATCACAGACGTCAAATCGAAACATTAAGAGAAGACCAATTAGCAGAAATAGGAGAAATCGAAGAATTTTACAGAACACGAATGATAGGTCTTTCAAACACAAAAGAAGAAGAAATTGTTTCTTTGGAACAACTTTTGGTATCTAAAAATATTGAAATAACAAGTCTTACCGAATCGGTAGAGTCTCTAAATGAACAGACGACCAAACAAACGTTGGTAATAAATGAACTAGAAGAAAAAGTAGGAATACTTGGTAGAAAAGTTGCGGAACAAACCCAATTGTTAACTGAAATGGACGAATCATTCATGGAAAACAGTAAATCTCTGCAACAAAAAGAAGAAGAAATACTTGTTATAAAAGAATCACTTTCTAGGGATATAAAAGATCTTGAAAAAATATTAAGTGAAAGAGATGAAGAGTTGAGAGAACTTAAAAAATTGCTTGCTCAAAGAGATTCTGCATTAGAGGAATGTTTAATAAAGTTACAATCAAGAGATTCTGAAATAATAAATTTGAAACAACTTGTAACAATAAGTGAATCTGAACTAGATGATACCAACCAACGAAATTCCGATATTTTGACACAGTTGGAAGAACAAGTATCTAAAAACGATGCACTAACTAAAGAAATAATAGATTTGAAAGAGTCTTTACACACAATAAATGAAGATTTAACTAAAAAAGATGAAAAAGTTCAAGAATTGCAATTAAAAATTCAATTTCTTAACGAAACTATAATATCACAGAGTTCCGAACTTGCAAATCGAGATGCTGCATTAGCTGCCAAAGATACTGAACTTGCAAACCGAGATGCTGCGTTGGATGCCAAAGGTTCTGAACTTGCAAATCGAGATGCTGCATTAGCCGCCAAAGATACTGAACTTGCAAACCGAGATGCTGCATTAGCCGCCAAAGATACTGAACTTGCAAACCGAGATGCTGCATTGGATGCCAAAGGTTCTGAACTTGCAAATCGAGATGCTGCATTAGCCGCCAAAGATACTGAACTTGCAAACCGAGA